GCGAACTTTTGGACGTGTGTCCGCACACACCGTCGATAGTTTCCGCTACCGAACGCGGTACTCAAAGATTCACGTGAATTTTGAGCAACTGCAGTTCAACCTTAACTTTGAGGTGATGGTTAGCACTGTAGTCAACCGACTTTCAGGCTATCTCATTAGACCTCTTGGTGAAGGTGGTGAAGTAGTTATTAGTGTACCTGATCACACAACACGTCGAGTGCATCGCCAGGATGCAGTCGGTACACGTAAGGTGGCCGTTGTAGCTGACTCACATTTGAAAGAGTCCGTGGCTGCTGAAAAGACTACCCACCAGGCCCGTGAGCCCGTTGGAGGACCTAGAGTTGATACTATTACAACCGAGACTGAGGTGAGATCTCGACCACATCAACTCTCTGTTGTTACAGAAGAGAAGTTCCTCCAGAACATCGGTGACTCGGCCTACTCCGCAAGTAAGTTTGCACGTTTGGGTGATACACTCCATCATCAGTCGACTTTTATCATTCGACCAGAGGGTCCACAACATAATTGTCGAGCTTGCGGTGAAAACCACCTCAACCTTTACCAGGACTACTGCGCGTCCTGTTTAGAGGCCGTTTTTGGATCCAAGACATCAAAGTGTGAGCGGTTGGAAGATAACACATACCGCGTTGTGCTTGACAATGTGATCCAGAATTGGGAATTGGGGCACTTTGGGATTTACGGTTGGAATTGCGATATCGAAGTTAGAATCGAAGGGCACAAACGTTTGATACATTTTAAACGCGAAACCTTCCTTTCTTCGGCGAGCGATATCAAGCTTTCCTTTACGCGAAGAGCTATTAGGCGGTCACTCCGATATCTAACCGCCAAAATAACTAAAATTGCCAAACTTACACCTAAACTCCTAAAGATTGCTCCCGGACCTTGTGAGGTTCGTGATGTTCCTGCTAGCAGAGACTGCTACTTCCCCATACCGATAACATGGGAAGATTTGCTACCAATCTCAGTAGTAATTAGCAAGGAATCAGACAGCAGTACTGCCACAACAACAGCCAAAACGCGCATCAATGAGCTGCTCATGAAGAAAATGAGCAATGCAGATTTCGATGCAGTGCGTGCCAACATTATGATTACAGAGGCCGCCGAATTCTACGCTGCGCGTTTAAAAGAGAAGTCCCTGGGGCTAAAAGCGAACTTTTTGGTTCCTGGGGCTGGCTGTCTGACCTCATGGTAGGTAAGGCAGTAGTGGGCGGGGGTATAGCGACCTACCCCTACCCGCCGGAGCTGGTTGGGGTTCTAACCGGGAAAAAAAGAGGACCATCTCGGGTTGGACAAGGACCACCGACTGTGATTGAGATCGAGTCCGACAAGTTGGATTTTGGGGTTTGTGAACTCTGTGGCAATTGGGGCTGCAGAGTTCCGTCGTTAATTTGCTTGAGTTGTCAAGTGAAGGAAAGCTGCGAAAGAACCAAAGTGGTGTATGTAAAGAAACACCAACTTAGTCAATGTCGACAACGGGCGAGGGAGAAGCCATCCGAGAACGCAGGAGCCTATCTCGTTGGATGGCCTTGCCTCGCTGCGCCTGTCGTGACATTCTGTAGCACACAACTGAATGAACTTCGCAGTTTGTACTGTCGGGTTTTAATGCCCACACCACCAGTTGACAAGACTTTTCAAGCAAACTTCCATGCCTGGTACATTGATAAGTGGCAAAAGACATTACAACTCTGCCCTTTTACTTACCGACAATGGACGCAGGATGATGCGTTGGCATGGACTAAGGATCGCACAGCAACTGAGCGGGCTCAATTGCTCAGTGCTTTTGCTGATTTAGAACGACATTTGAAGAACGGGACACTGATTGACGCTTGTGGTGGTAAAGAAGGCGAGGTTGTGGCCTTCTTAAAGTTCGAGAAAGATACCGGGGCAGGGCGTGACGGCCCGAAAAGTAAATGCCCTAGGTTGATTCAAGGTTTTGAGATTCTTATGAAGGTGGCGACTGCAATGGTTGTGGACCAAGTACAAAAGTGGTTCCACACTGCTGCGGCCGTAATGTTCCCTGGTAGCAGGTTTTCTGCTGGCGACAACAGGGATCACCTCAGCGCTTGGTTTACTGATAGTCAGGCCACGCTAGGTGAAATGGGTGTCAACGACTTAACAAGTTATGACACAACCTTCAGCGCTGCTTGTGCAGAATTAGTCATACAGCTTTTTAAAATGATGGGCGTTCCTGATTGGTTTATAACCCTCCGTGAACGCCAGATATCGCCCATTGGACGTACTAGGCATGGCATCGTCTACCTGGTGGAAGGCACCATGAGGTCAGGCGCGGCGGACACTTGCCTGTCAAATACTATAGTTAGTTTAGGGGCACATCATTTTTCAGTTGTAAGACATGGTGGGGACCATACACGATTTCGCATGGCAGGCATGGGTGACGACACCCTACTACTTAAGGATCCCAAACTACTTCTAGAACACATGGAAGCCATGTTCTACAGCTTAGGGTTTGTGCCCAAGTTGAAGTGGCGGGTTTTAGATGAAGACGCCATTTATTTGAATATGGCACCGTACCCTTCGAGTTTGGGCATACTTTTTGCCCCGCTCATAGGACGGTTGCTAGCTCGTTTACCTTGGTCGACAGAACCTAGGAATAACTGGGCAGCTTACACCAAAGCGATCGCAGTTGCTTTCGTTACTCCTTGTAGTCACGTGCCCATTTTACGAAAGTACTTTGCTAATCTAAGCAACCTTCAGGGTAGCACAAAGTACCACATTTACAAAGACTACAAGTATTCAAGTTTCCTTAATTTTGACGACCTCGGAAACTTGAAGCCGTTGCAGAGTGCTCAGGCTACGACTGAGACGTATTCGTTTCTTCTGAAGCGATACGGTCTAGCGAAGGCAGACGTTGATGAGCTCGAAAACTTTATCGACAACGCAACGCGCGATGGACAACCTCGTGGTTTATCACACCCGTCGCTGGATGTGATACTGGGTCGTGATCTGTGAATTGACCAC